GTTATTCCAAGTTCTCCCTGAATAACATGAATTGCTTGATATACATCATTTAAATTTGATATATCATACTTAACACCTGTTATTTTTTGAGCATCTGAAAGTAATCTTTCCATTTCTTCTTTAGTTCCACCATAACCAAGTTTTAAGTTATCAAGCATAGTATAGTTTTGCTTTGCAAATCCTTGATATGCGTTTTGTATGCTTTCCATAGATGTCCCCATCTTATTTGCATTATCTGCCATATCTGTAATTGCCATATCTGCTACTTGAGCAGATTTTGCAGTATCTCCATTCAAACTTTGTAACAAAGAAGCACTAAAAGATGTAACTGTATCCATATAAGCATTTGCACTTAATCCGGCTGTCTTATATGCATTATTAGCATAGCCTTCAACAATTCCTGCACTTTCTTTGAACAATGTTTCAACACCGCCAATTAATTGTTCATAATCCGCATAACTATCTACTGCACTTTTGCCTATTGCAATCATTCCTGTTGTAACTGCTGCAGCACCAATTGCAATACCTTTAAGGGCTGTTCCGGCAATACTCTTTATTTTACTAAAGCCACCTTTCATGCTGTCTATACCTTTGTTAAATCCATCATTATTTAACTCGGTGTCTACTACAACAGAGCCATCTTTTGCCATTCTTTCACCCCATTTCTATAATAAATTTTGGGATTACCACAATTCATTTGCAAAATCAGACTCTTTTTCTTCATCAGTTCTCATATCAGGTAATTCATATAATTTTTGCATCTTTTTATAATGTGCTTTCATTTCTTTATCTTTTATTTTAGCAACATTCATATTTCTATAACCCATTATTTTCACGAACTGAGTATTCTCGTTTAAGCTATTAAACAAGGATTTGAATTTCCACCAATGCATATACTCAATCTCATTTAAGTCGATTCCATATTGCTCCATAAAAGCACTAAAAATGTATTCATCATCAAATTCATAGCTATAAATTTGTTTTGCATCTTCTTGTCTTTCTTCATAGTCCTCTTTATTACTATTTTCAATAATTTTTCCACATCTATAAAACCACAATATATCTTGTACTGCTTGTCTTATATCTGTAATTTTACTAATATCATAATAATAAAGTTGTAATGCTTGCATTATCTTCACTTCTTCACTTAAATTATGATCTTGCATTAATAATTCAAATTTTATACTTTCTCTGAAATCCGTTCTAATTTTCAAACCACTATTTGTATATTGTGGTAATTCATCTAAAAGGATGTTATTATTCATTTTTATTTTCTTTTGCTCCTCCTTGTTTCTCTATTTGGTTGGTATCTACTCAAAGATGTTGCAAAAGACTGTTGTTGTTTTTCCTTTTCTTTTACGATTTCCTCAAACGCATCTGTATGTTCTCTCAAATTATTTTTATTTCCAAATAACTTTTCAGAAATCCCTTCTCCAAACACATTGTCAAAGAAATTATTTATAATTCTGCATTGTTCCCTTATCACCTGTGAATAAGAAAGCCCTGCAGTTTCTCCTTTTTCGCATTCTTCAATAACTTTTTTTGCCTCGTTTTCAAATTTTTCCATATCATCAGCATCTAAAAAATCGAAATTAACCTCAATGTTTTTAATTTTCATAATAAATTCCATCCTTTCATAAAAAAAATAAGCAGAAGGTTATATTGCCCTCTGCTACTTACATTAACTATTCTGTTACTATTGTTGCTGTTCTTTCATCTTCGCTTAAAGTAACTTTGACTTTTTCAAATTTACCTTTTGCCTTTAATGCTCCACTATATGTATATGCATCGTTACTATCCCCATCACTATCAGGAACAACAGCATAGCTTCTTAATCTTGCATCATATTTTCCATCTGTATCTTTTGTTGTTTTATCTACAACTAAAGTTTCAACAACTGCATCATCTCCAGTTAATTCATCATCAGATATTTGTGCTATCTTTTCATGAACTGGATTGTCTTTATATTGATCAAATGCATAAGATTTTTCTTCTGCATAACCTGTTGTATCAGTTGTGTCTCCATCTTCATCTACATATCTTCTACTATATTCAGTAGCATTTTTTGATGTTGATATTTCTGTGAATTTACGCATTCTTTCAAAATTTTTTTCTGTTGATGTACCAACATTTAAGAAAGCGACTTTGTCACTTCTTTTGACTCTTGTTTCTTTTTTCTCAGCCATTTTAAAAGCTCCTTTCTTTTCAATATTCTTCTATATAGATTATTTGCATAGGAATAACATATATTGCAGTTGTTTCTGTTGTCTGTAATATTGTTCCTCTATTGCAACTAATTTTTTCTATACCATCTATATCTGGTAAATTATCCTTTTTTTCTTGCTCTTTAATCCATTGTATAAAATCATCACAAAATTTAGAATTATTTATTGTTTCTAGCGCATTAAATGGTGCTTGAATGCTAAAATCAAAATTTATTTGTTCTCTACATCCACCATCTGCAAATCTTTGTATAATTGTTGTTGTAGGTGTTTCATCAATAGAATAACTATAAGTTTTGGACTTCAAATAATCTACATTAACCTTTCCACCTTTTAAAAGTGGGCATTTTTCTATAAATTCTTTGATTATTTCCATTTTTCCCTTTATATCAGCCATATAAAATCATCCTTTCTTGATGTAATTTTCTACATCACTAATTAAATCATTTTTTCTTCTTTGCAACATTAATTGCTCCCATTTTGCACCAGTTCCAGAAGTATGATATTTAAGATTTTTACTTGTTACACTCTTTATTTCTCCTTTTCTAGCCCAAGAACTTCCTTTTTCAGTAAGCATTAATTTTCCATAATACTGAACTTTTGCATAAGGACTATTATATTTTATTTCATTGTTTGATGGATGCGATTTAATTTTTCTCAACATTCCACTATTAAACGGAATAAATGGATCACTTAATCTTTCAACTGTATCTCTTAAAAATTCTGTTACTTTACCATCTTTGTCTAATCCGATGATCTTTAATTATCTTACTTTTATTATTCATCTTAACTTTCAAATTAAAACCACTAGCCATTATTCACTTACTCCCAATTTATAATGTTGTAAATTACCTTTTCTATTATCATCCACACTAACAATCCTATATTTTTGAATATCATTATCTCTAAATATTTTATAATATTCATCGTTTGGATCATCTTCTTTTGCTGTTAATCTTTTTATTTCAATATTACTAAAATAATTAACAGTTTTTGTATCTACATTTTTAACAGAAACATTAGGCATTCCCTCAACAAGTATATCTTCATTACAAATATGCAATTCTTGATTTGTAGGTATATAAATTGTGCCTGTGCTTCCATTTTGAAAGCCGTTTATCAATAACATTAGTTTTTTTATTATGCCTAAAATAAACTTGTTTAAAAACCATTCTAGTAACACTATCATCATCATTTAAATGATAAATTGTAATTGAGTGTATAAAAAATCTTTTGTTCATTATCCTACCCCACAATATAAAAGAGGTTGTCCATCTTTACCAATAATATTACTTAAATATTTCTTTATAATGCTTATTTTATCCTCTTCTAATTTTTTTTCTATTTCCTCAGGAGATGAATAAGTTTCACTCCATCCTTCTATATTTTGTGATTTTAAATTTCCAACTTCTTTTTTTTGCATTTCTGCATCAGCAATTTTTTCAATAATTAATGCAGTAGCATATTTTACATTTTCGTGTAAATCTTCTATATCAATTCTATTAAATGTTTTTGAATTGATATAAACACTTGCATCAATTACATATTTATTAAAGTTATCAGGTATGCTACTGACACCTAATAACTCTTTATAATCCTTATCATTAATGTATTTTAGCATACCTTAATCCTCCAAATACTATTCTGCTGTGTTTGCTGTGTTTTTTCTAATTTGAACGCCAAGTTTATTAGTAACCATTAATCCCCCAACTTGTCTACCTTGTAAAGCAGATGCACCAATATGTTTACCATCTTTTAAATCTTCAACAGCAGGTTCTTTTTTCCATACTTCATATTTTTGGCAATATCTTTTATCATATATAATAAAATCAACATTCTCTCCCATTAAATAGTTTGGTTTTGTTGCAACTCCTGCTAATTTACCAATTACACCTTCTCTAACAAGTTTTTCTCCTAAAGTTCCTGCAGTATTAGAGAATTTTTCGTCAGTTAATAACAATTCTTCAACATCTGCTGAAATAGCAACTCTCATTTGATTTGCTTTCATATTTCTTTTTTTCATATTTTTAATTTCTGCAACTATTTTTGCATAAACATTTGCAGTTGTTAATTTTGAAGTATCAGATGAAACAGTACCTTTTAATAGAGCCTCAATAGCCATTTGTTCTTTTTTCATACCAATTGAATAACCTGCACTATCAATTCTTTGTGCAACTAAATTATCTGGAACAGCCTCAGCCTCGTATCCATCTATTAATTCATTTACACCATAATCTTTGTCAATTGGTAAAGGTAGATAATCTGTACCTGATGTTTGCAATTCAATACCATTTTTGATATCATAATCTGATACTTTTACCTCCTCATCTCTTGTTGGAACCATTATTTGTCCTGTTACTCCATCTTTTTCATAGTCCTCTGAAAAATCATCATAAATATTTGTTTCTGCTCTTGATATTGCTAAAACTTGTGCTGCATAACTTTCTTTTCTTTTATGTGTTCCTGTTCCTAACGCATTTGCCATAATAAATTACCTCTCTTTCATTAATTAAATAATTCTGGATGTTTCTGTTTTAATATTGCAGTAACTCCATCATCTTTTTTACTATTATTACTATTTTTTACTGATACACCATCAGTAATATTGTTGTCTGAATTGTTGTCAGACTTTTGTGTATATTTTGGATTTTCTTTCAAAAATTCTTCTAAATTATCTTTGAAATCTCCATCCATTTTAGAAACTTTAAATAAAACATAGTCTGAATCCTCTTTATTTACACCACTTTCTAGAATTGCAATGTAATTTTCTTTTTCTTCTAAATCAGCTATTGCTTTTTGATAGGCAGTTTCTTTTTCAGCCTTTTTTTGCTCTTCTGTCTTTTGACTTTCTAACCATTCATTATATTTCTTTAAATCAATATCTTTATACTTTTTTTCGTATTTTTCTTTTAATTTCTTGTCTAAAGCATTATATTCTTCTTGGGTATAAGTCTTTACAGAATTGCCCTCATCTTTGTTTTGACTGGCTTGAGTTCCAGAATTATTGTTGTTGACATTTTGATTATTTAAATCTTTTCCATCTTCAACATTTGGGTTGTTTTCTTGATTTTGATTTTCATTTTCCATTTAAAAAACCTCCTTAAATACCTAAATTATTCTTTTAAGTCTTTAAAATAGTAAAAAGACTAATACCTGTGTTGTTCTTTATAGTCTGCAATACAGTAAAAAGACATAAAAAGAACATCTTACCGACATTGGCAAAATGCTCTTTCACTTTATAATTATAAAATTAATAACTAATCAATATTTTCTTCAAATTTTAATATTTTATCTTGTAATTTTTCTAATTCTATTGATTTTTCTGTAAAATTTAGATTTTTATCCAAATGATTATGAATTTCTTCATCTAATCTCTCAATAATTTCTCCTGTATCGTCTATTGTATAGTCTTTGTCTTCTAATTTTATATTTACACTTTCTAAAAGTTTTATTTCATTATCATCTAACTTATTCTTTATGTTCATACCTTTTCAACTCCCTCTTATTAGTTGGTCTTGCAGTTGCTAATTTTCCTGTATCAGGATTTATTGAAACTGTTACCTTTTTCCCATAAATATTTATGCTTTTTCTTCCTTGATTGTCTGTTTTAATTTTACCATAATCAAGCGGATTGTTCAAGGTATCTTGTATATCTTCAAAATCTAAATTTCTGGCATAAGTTCTTGATATTATATGTTCTGAAACTTCTTTTATTTCAAAATTATTTACTTTTTTTCCAACAATATTACTATTGTATTTATTAGCAATCTGTGTAATTGCTTTCATATTTGTTTTTATTGTTTTTTCTGGCTGTCCTATATACATTCTTGTTCTATCAGATTTGGATTCAATCGCATTAGTAAATTCTTCTAATTCTTTTTTATGACTATTATAATATAAAGTTTTTCTTGCAAATTTTGTTTTAGTATCTTCAATTAATTTTTCATCAGTATTATTACTTGTTAAAATTCCTTGAATTCCAGCTAATTCTTTTTTGTCTTGTCTTATTACTCTTTCCATATTTCTTTGTACTTGACTTGCCTCATATTTTGTCATTTTTTTGCCTTTGTATTCTATTGTTTCATCTTGCCATTTTTTCAATTGCTCATCAGTATATGTTTTTGATGATCCTTCAAAATATGGATTCCAGTCGTGTCTACAATTTATTCCTTTAAATCCTGTAACTTTTCCATATCCAATATCATCTAAACTTAAATAGCCTTTTCTACCACTTCTGCTAACAATCTTACCTTGCCAACTTGCGTGTTCAGGTCTTGCACCTCCATGTGCAGTTATTTCCATCAAGTCCCACCCTAATTCTTCAGCTCTTAATAATTGCATCTTTCCACAAGTTTGATTTACCCCAGTAATAATATTCATTCTCGCTGCACTTTCTAAAGACATCTGATGTCCAGATGGATATTTTACTATTGCTCCTTTTGAACTTAAATTATCTATTGCATCAATTATTGCATTTGAATAACTTTTTACTCCTGTTGAAACTTCCATATATGCTCTATTCATTGCATTTACAAACTCAGTTTGACCAGTTGAGGCTGTTGTCATTGTTAAATTAGATAAATTACTATTAGTTTTATTTACAGAAGCTATCAATAATTTCATCATTGCTTTGTCCTGTTTTATTTTTATTGGATTAAGTCCTGCCTCTTTATAAATTTTATCATCATTTTTTATTGTTGTTATTCCTGCATTTTCAAATATTTTTGAAATTTCTTCATAACTTGTTTTATTGTATTTAGATACTAGGTCTATTATATCCGAATATAGCATTCCCATTTCCTGTGCTATTAATATATCATTTTTTACAACTGTATTTGCATATCCTACATTCGCAATTCTTTCTGATATTTGTTTTATTATTTCTAATTCCAAGTCATTATAAACATTTACTGCTTGTTTTTCGACTTCTTCAAGATAATTAGGAGGTAACATTTATTATTCCTCCTTTTCCTCATTTTTCTTTTTATTTTCTTCTTTATTTATTGTTTGTCCTTCATCTGTTGGAAATCCGAAAACCTCTTGATTTGTCATTTTTTCTTCATTTATTTTGTCTAGCTCTTCTTGTGCTTGTTGCTCTGTCATTCCTTCAAATTTTATCAAATATGATTTTTTACTTTTTAATCCTTGTTGTACTTCCATTAAAGCAAGAGTTTTCTCTGCATTTTTATCAGTTATTATTGAATCATCTGGAGTGATTACAATATCTGATGCATCTATTCCTTCTATATGGCAAATTGCTCTTACTAAATCATACACAACATCATTAACATTTATTAAATGCCTTGTTCTTGTTCTAAAAGCCTTACTATTCTCTGATATAACTTCTGTTGCAGTTTTTACTGATACACCATCAAATTTATAATAGTTTTCTCCTAATCCTACATTAGATGATAGCCAATTTAATTCTGCATTTATTGCATCAATATGATCTTTTGTCCTTAAAGTAAAATCTATTTCTTTTGCTGGTTGTTTTTCCATCCCTTCAACTGCAACATACACCTCATCATTAGCATCAAATTGTTGTACATAATCAATCTTACCATTTTCATTAGGAATTGCTTTTGCCTTTAATGTCGTATTATCTACTAATATTCTTTTCTTTCCTAAAACAAACTCTCTCGAAAAACTATCATACTTTAAGTCTATTGCTTTAAACCTATCAATTGAATTTGCAAAAATAGATATTCCTAATGGACTTGACATATCTAAATTATTTGCCAAATTTGGCTTTAAAACTTGAAAATATGGGACATCAGTTTCAATTTCATCTTCTTTTTCTATATCTGGATAAATTTCATTAAAGTTAATTTCATTTCCTAATTCATTATCATTTTCAGATTTATATAATTCATGTTTCCTTTTATACTTTCCATTTTCATGTTCATGATATGTAATATGAGTATAATAAAAAGTCTTTTCTTTGTTTGTTTCTACATCCTCTATTTCAGAATACCTTGAAACTGTTATTAATCCATATACATAGGAATTTGTATATTTATAAGGAATAACTAAATCTCCTGTTACATAGTCAATTGTTGTAACTCCATTATCTTTATATTCAATGAGTGCTCCATTTCCTAATGCCATTACTTGTTCAATAAATATAGGAAAGTTGGTTGTAAAATTATTAACCTTATTATCTAATATTGACCATAATTTTATAGTATCTTTTTTTCTTTTTAATTGAATTTGAGTTTTTTCAGTCCATAAAAGTTTTGCCATATCTTCACATACTTTTTTAGGCATATTCATTGTTAATATTTCTTTATTTACCGTTGTTCCACTTGCTAATTTTACTTTATAATGATGAAAATCTGCTACATCTCCTGCAAGCCATTCTTTCCATATTTGCATATAATCGTATATGTCGCCAACAGCAAGATTTATTCCATTTTTCTTACTTAATACACTTGAAATATTGTTGTATAACTCCATTTTCAAACCTCTTTTCTAATATTTTAGTCCTAATTTAACCAAATTATCTTTTACCCAATATTGAAACTCATCTTGTGTATGGTCTGCATAAGTATATGCATAACTTTGTGAATGAGTATTATAATATCTTTCATCAACAGGTAAATCTTTTTCAGTTTTATCAGGTGTTGGTTTTCCACTTTCTACTGACTTTGGTAACCATTGATAGTTTTCATTTTCCTTTTTAAAAATTAAATTGTTATTATTTAAAATAACTCTAAATTTCTTTTTGGCTATAAAATCCTGCGAATAATCGACTAATTTTTCTTTGTTTGTGCCCTTATCAACTGGATTCAATCTTACACCATAATCTTTATAATATTGGTTTCTTAATGCTCCCTCTGCTGAATCTATTGTTTCTTTATCTGTAACTGTTTTAAATTCCTTGATCATATTTCTTTTAAAATTAAATAAATCGGAACTTAATTCACTTGGTGCCTTTTTTACTGGTTTTTCATTTGGGGAATAATAATAAGTATCTAATAAATACCAATATCCATCATCTCCTAGTCCATAGCATCCACAAGCAGTTGCTGATGTTTGATGTCCACTATCTATTGAAAAATCAATATAAACAATTCCTACATTATTTTCAATAATATAGTTTTCACTTACATATTCAATTAAATCAGGATTAAATATAAGTCCTTCTAATCCAATTACTTGTCCTAACCAAATCCAATTATATCTTTTTTCATCATTCTTTCTTAAATTTTCAGCCTCTTCTATTGCTATTTTACCAACCCATTCAGGATTAACTGTTCTATAATCACTGTGACTAACTAAATACTTTGGATCCTTTTTCTTCTTTTCTGCCCATTTATTAACCCAATCAAATTTATTCTTTGGTGGATTATATGAATATAGAGCCATAAACCAGTCATTATTGCCACGAGTAAATGTTGCTTTGATTTGTTCTATGGTTTCCTCATCTTTGAAATTTGTTAATTCTTCAAACCAAATAATTTTAATCAATTTCTTTTCATCAATTGTTCCTTTTATTGTTTCAAAATCATCTCCACCTGCAAAATATATCTTATTCTCATTTTTAAAAAAAGTAATTTCCATCGGAGAAACTGTTGCCTTATAATCAATGCCCTCAACAAGTCCTAATCTATGACAAGCTCTTTTTATTTCTCTAAATACTGATTTTCTTAAATCCACTTGATGATTTCTCATACATACAGCAGAACAATTATCTTCATTTAAGCAATTATAAACGATCTTTATCGCAATCATTGATGTTTTTGTTGAGTTTCTTCCACCTTCATATATTTGATTTGTCTTTCTTGAATTAAAATATGGAAAAAAATGTGGTGCAATTATGTCTCTTATTCTTACATCACTCATTTTGCATCACTTCCATTTCATTATCCATTGGCAAATCATTTATAATATTAATTCTTTCAGTAGTTTTCAGTGGTTTTTTTTCTTTATCTTTTGATTTTTCATAATCAAATCTTTTTTCTTCAATTTCTATTTTATGTAATGAGTCTAATGCTCTTCTTTTTGCCTCTTGTATTTTTGTAAGAGCTTGTTCAAATCTAATTATTAGTAATTGTGTATTTTCTGCCTCTGTTGATGTTCCAAATTCTGTTGATTTTGACATTTTCATAACAGTTAAATCTTTACTTGCCCTTAATTCTTTTATTTTATTTAAAATTCTAAATTCCCTGATTTTACATATTCTTATTTCTTCCTTAAGGATATCTTTTTTACCTTTTATAGGCTCATTAAATAATTCTAATTCTTCATCTGAAAAACAACCGTTAAACTTAGAATATGCTCCTGTTACTTCGGCATTTTTGTTGTTTTTAGTTCCATGTCCACCTTTATTGCCTTTAGTTCCTTTTGGTTTTCTTGTTTTCCATTTATTTTTTCTTATTTGATAATTTAATTGATTCAAAGTAATATGGTGCTTTGTGACTATATCTTTTTTTAACATTCCAGAATTAAAGTCTTTTTCTATTTCTTCAATATTCACATTCGACCACCACATCCTTTCTTTATTCCTTTTTTGCTTTTTTTCCAGTTAACTTTTCCCATCTTTTAATAATTACATCGCAATAAACAGGATCTAGTTCCATCGTATAACATTTTCTATCAGTCTTTTCTGCTGCAATCAATGTTGTTCCACTACCACCAAAGCAATCAATAATAATGTCATCTCTATTTGTTGTTAATTCAATTGCTTTTGCTGGTAACTCTAATGGAAAACAAGCCTTATGATTGTCTAATTGTGTATTTTCTGTACTTATTCTCCAATAATTACTAATTCCTTTCCCAGTCTTTTTATTAAAATATGCTTTTTTATCTGTTGTTCCTAAATAATACAACTCCATATCTTCCGAAATTGCCTCTTCATTTCCAACCATAAGTATATCCTCATATTGTCTTGTCAACATTTCTTTTGATGTTATAGGCATTCCGTGTCCTTTATCCCACACGATTAATTCCATAAATTTAAGTCCTGTTTCCTTGACAATTTTGTATAATATTTCAATAAATTCCCATCTTGAGTTTTTGTTATAACTAATATTCCAAAATAAAAAACCTTTTAAATAATTAGTCCATAATTTTACAACATTTAGATTAAAATCAATGTATTTTCTACTTTCCAAATTGTCCTCATAGTTTTCATACATTTTAGAACTCATATTATATGGTGGAGATGTAAAAATACATTTTGCCACATCATTTTTCATCAATTTTTCAACATCATCTTTGCTTGTTGAATCTCCACACATTAGTCTGTGTTTACCCAAAATCCAAATATCTCCTAATTTTACTATTGGTTTTTCAATTTGTTTTAATTCTTTTTCAAGTTCAAAGTTATCATCTTTTAAATCAATGCTTTCATCTAACATATTCTCAATTTCTTCTTCATCAAATCCTGTTACATCTAAATCGAAGTCTTTTTCTTTTAATTCTGCAATTAAATCTTCTAATTTCTGATTATCCCAGTCCCCTGATAAATTATTTAACGCAATATTTAATGCTTTTTCTTCATCCTTTGTTAGATCAACTACATTACATTCAATTTCTTCGTAACCTAGTTCCTCTAAAATTTTTAATCTTTGGTGTCCTCCAATAACTGTTAAATCTTTATTAACAATAATTGTTTCTACATAACCAAATTTAAGAATACTTTTTTTTATTTTTTGGTACTCTTTGTCTTCTGGCTTTAGGTCCTTTCTTGGATTGTATTTTGCTGCTTTTAAATCTTTTATTTTTATTGTCTCTATTTTCATTGCAATTTTCCTTTCCAAAACACAATAAATATTTCCTGCAATTTTTACATTGGAATCTTAAACATATTTCTTTCATATAGCCTCCTGTCTTTTGTAAAATAAAAAAGCCTATCTGCACTTAAGCAAATAGACCTTTTACAAAGGAAGATGTTATGAAATCCACAAAAAGGTATTACATTTTTTGTAGTTTTACACTTATACACATTATAACACATAAATTTCAAATTTTTGTGGCAATATTTTCCCCTTAAGTATATTTAATTCCTTTTACTCCGAAATATAATATTGAAAATTCTTTAATTGCTCTATTTTTTATGTCATAAATAGTATGATTGCTATTTTCAGAATAATTTAATAACCTAGCGATTTCTTTCATTGACTTTTTATAATCAGTTATATATTTTAATTCAATAAACTTATGTAATAATTCATCATCTTTTTTTATCTCTTTTAAAATATCAGAAACCAGTTTCATTTCTTTTTGTGTTTCATCAATTTGTGCATTTATTTCCATTAATTCACACATTTGATTTATTGTACTTTCACTATAATCTTGATGTTGTATTGCAGGTTTATCGTATTGTATTCCACCTGCATCCTTTGGAAAACCTTTTTTTATAATTTTCATTTTTCTTTTTTGCAAATAATTTAAAGATGTGCTTAATTTTCTATAATTTTTTAATATTTCTTCACTTTCTTTTATATAATTCATTACTTGCCTCCTCTTCTTTTGTGTCTTTAAAATAAACACAATTTACACTTCCATCTATAATTCTTTTTATATAACATAAGTCCGTGTCTTTATTAGCACATTTAACACATTTTTCTTTTTTATATTCTTCAAAATTAGCAATCTTCATAATTTATCCTCCGATTTTATTTTTTTTATTCTTTTCTTTTAAATATAATTGAATTGAATACCCTATAAGAGCAATAAATTCAACACCTATTGTGGCTAACACACCACACCAGAACTCATTTATATACATATTATTCCTCCTAATCTTTGTTTATTGTTATTTTAAATATTGAACTTAATATCCAAATAATAAATGCTACTGCTAATCCATGCCAATATGTCCATACGAAACTAATTTTAAAGGCCCATATTATAAAAGAGCCAATTCCCCACATTAACAATCCAGACAATCCAAATGCTCCAATTATTCCTAATACTACTCCTAAAATAATTAAAAATATTCTCATTTTATTTTTCCTCCCTTGTTATTCCTTTTATAGCCCAAAATTGAGCCTCTTCTAATTTTGTAATTGCCAATGATGTTTCTCTACTTGGTTTACACTTTAAATCAATTTCATCATAAATAATTGAAAAACATTCTCTGACGTGTTGTATTCTATTATTTTTTTCTTCATCTACCGCTAAATATTTTGCTCTATTATTCATCTATTTGTCCTCACTTTCTATTTTTATACATTTATTTTCAAGTTTTTTATATGCATCAAAATACATTTCCTTTTTATCTCCATTGTATGTCACTTCATAATACATTCCATCAGGTAAGCTTGTACTTAACAATGCTTTATTATTTTGTAATGTTTTGCAACTCCATACTACGAACACATCAAATTCTGGAACATTATCACTTTTATCTAAATGTTCCTTTGTATATTCCTTTACTATTTCTTTGCATTTTTTAATAAATTCTTTACTTCCCATTTTCTATTTCCTCTCTTCCAACTCTAACAGGTGCATTTTTTCTTAAATTATCTATGCTCCTTATCATTTTTATATCTTGATCTCTGTATTTTTGCCTTAAATTACAATTAGATATTTCTTTTAATAAACAAACTCTTAATTTAGTTAATAAATTTTGTAAATCGATATAGTCTTGTTCTTCCATATATTAATCCTCACAATACTCAATAATATCTTCAATTTCTGTATTATTTTCACTTAAATCATCAGTTAGCACATTCTCTATTTGTTGTAATGTTCTTAATATTATTTCTAATTCATCAATTTTTCTTTCAATACCTTCTTTATCTCTTCCATGTTTTATATTTACTGATAAAATATCTTTATTGAAAGCTATATCACTATTTGTCTGCTGAATACATTCTTTTAAATCTTTATTAAAATCATAAATTCCATTTATTAAATCCTCTTTTTCCATCTAAACTTCCCTCCATTCAAAATTTTTATAATTTCTTAAAAAATCCAATTCATTTGTTGTATATTTCACTAACTTAAATGTTTCTTTGTTATATTTTTCAGTACAATATTCTGATACTCTTATCATTTTAGGAATAAAATTCATAAGCTCATATAATGTTTTATTTGGATCACTATAAATTCCATATCCTTTTCTTAATAATGTTTCATCAACTTCGAATACTACACATATATCAGGAAATATTGCACCTTTTAAAAATTTCCAAGCAAATTCAGGACTAAAATCTTTTATATCAAAGAAACAAAAACCAATTGAATTAGTTTTTGCCTTATGTTTTTTATTGTTGTATAAATTTTCTCCATTCATATACTTTTTGAATTCTTCATAACTCATAAATCTAAATATTTTCATTCTTTACCTCTTATTGCTTTATTATTTTTAATCCCTTGAATTTTGCGACTTGTAACTCTTGCTTTGTTATCCACTTCTGCCATCTTCCACAATTTCCACAGTATAGTCCTCTTCTTTTCCCTTGTATCTCTACAAATAAATCTTTGCTTTCACATTTATCACATTTACTTTTCATTTTTCATCCTCCAATAAATTTAAATACTTTCATTTTTCATCACTTATCTTTTTGCAACAATTATTGTTTCTGTCCCATGCTGGACATTCTTCTTTATAGCAATCAGCAAATCCTTGATTTTCAATTAGTAGATGATATTCCCCAATAGCAATATCATCTCTGTTTAAAATTGGTTTTCTTATATTGTGTTGTACTATATTAAATCTATCTGGACATTTCATATTTAATCAATCTCCTCTATTGTTACATTGACATACGGTGTATCATTGTAAAATTTATATACAATTAATTCTGCAACTTGTTTATCATCTTTGTATGCAATTCCATTTAAACTATCAAGAATACTTTTTGCAATATTATCTGTATCAGGTTTTACCATTGGTAATATTGCATTATCTAACATTTGTTGTTTTTTCTTTTTACTTGTGCTTTTAGGAATTTCCAAAAATGCTCTAATTGTAACTCTTAATGGTTTATCCATTAACTCCTTATCTTTGTACTTTTCTAAATAGCAAATCTTTACCCAATTTTCATAATTAATTGTCTTATTCGGTGTATATGTTCTCCCTGTATGTGTATTAAATCTAGGCCTTTGCTTTGCTTGTGCTTTTCCTTGTATTACAAAATCAACTTTCACTTTTTTTATCTCCTTTTAATATCAGTTCGTTTCAAAAATGTTAATAGGTTGTCCTTGATTTATATGCCCCACATTTTTAAAATTTTCGCCTTATTTTGTATTTTTTTATTCAAGTTGAATAATTTATCATTTTTGAATTATTTCTTTTTAAAATCGATTTTCGTTTGTTCTTTTCTTAATGCGTCATAATATTGCTTTTTCCAATTTTCATATCCTGCTGCAAAATCTTTGCATTTCTTCCATCCTGCAAAATTAGGATTTTCTAATCTGTTGCATCCAAGACAATATTTACACAAAACTTCATCTTTTAATTGACTCATTTTTCTCAAATTCCTTTCTTAAACATACAATAAAATAATTCATAAAGTCTGTAATTTGTTTTTCAGTTTTTCTTTTTATAGGACAATACTTTTTTGCTGATAAAAATACTTTTATAAAATCTTTTTCTTTTAAATCTATCAAATATACTTTATATGGACTTAAATATATCTGTTCAATTGCATAATACTTTAACTGTAATTCAAATATATTTTCTTCAGGTATGTAACAATCATCTTCAATATACATATTCATTCTTTCTAAAGTTGTTTGAATTGATATCCTGTCCATTTCGTTCAGTCCTTCAAAATTTTTTGCTCTTTTGGTTATATATAAATATAAAGAATTTAATTTTATTTTATTTATAATTTGTTTATTTGTTATATTGTTAGTTGTTGTTATTTGATTGTTATTTGTTTGTTGTTCGTTTGTTATGTTGTTTGTTAATTTTTCTTCCTTTGATTGGTAATCCTCATATCTTTCAACGGTTATAACAGTATATTTGTTTGTTGCTTTGCTTGTTATTTCTCCGGTACTTTTCAATTTTTTTATGGATGTTCTTATTTTTTGTACTGATAATCCCAAGTCATCTGATAAATGTTCTAATGATGTAACTAATTGCCCTCTTTTAATTAACTGCCCTTGCCAATATTTGTCTTCATAATTTGCTAATAGAAGGAGATGGATAAAAAGTCTGCAAGTGTTGCCATCTTGATACCACTCCCAATTTATCAATTTTTTGTATAAACATATCCATCCTTCCATAGTTTATCTCCTTTGCTCTAGTTATTTCCAAAGAAGAAATCTGTATTTTTTTCTGTTTCTACTTTATTTTGTTGTGTTTCTTCTTGTTTTACTTCTACTGGTTGTTCTCGATTTTCTGTTTCAATAACTTCATTTACCATTTCGTTGTTATCAACATAATCATAAGTTCCATTATCATTTATAACTGCCATATCAGATTCAAGTGCTTTTTGCATTGTTAAATCAATACTCATAATTCCCCATTTAGAAATAAGCTGTCTTAACATTGTTTTATAGGCCATTCCATCAAAATCTTTTTCCCAAAAAGTATATCCCTTTTTAGCTCTATATCCCATTGAATACTTTAAGGCATGTGCTTCCATTCTTTGTTTTGACCAATAAATAGTTTTTCTAAATCCATTTAGATATTCAAACATTGCATAATATCCAATTGTTTCTGCTTTTTCTCTTTCTTCTTCATTTTCTATCAATTTAACTTCAATATCTTCATCTAAAGGATCATATTTAATTAGTTCTCCTTCTTTAATTGCTAATACATTTAATTTCTTATATTGTCCGCTTCTGATTGCTAGTTGAATATAACCTTTATAACCAATTTGAAATTGTGCTACCTTACACTCTCTTTTATTATCATTGAATGGTACTAAGTAGAATTGTCCTAATTGGGGACTAGGACTCAAATTAAGAGCCTGTCCCAATAATGCTGCAGATACTATTGAGGCATTATCACATTCTGCTAATTGTGGATTTGTAGAAACTGCTGATATAATTGATGTAACAAATTGTTGTCCCTTTTCTCCTCCAACCATTTCATTAATTTTTTTCTTCATTGCATCTTGTGCTAAAAAAGCACTAAATGTTTGTTTTTGATTTGCTTTAACTAAACTATTTTTAACTTCCATCTTTTTAATCCTCCATCAATTTATTTAATAATTCTTCAATATCTTTCGCTTTATTTTTATCAACTTTTATTTCCTTTACTACTATGTTTTTATTAAAGTAAGGTCTTTCTTTTAATCCAAATTTAATTGCATCTCTTAGGATTTTTTCATCAAACCCATTTTCTAGTAAATTTTTAATCAAACTTCCAATTACCGCTGCAATAGTTTCTTCATCACCTTCTATAACACAAGGTTTTTGAATTGATTTAGAACTATCAAACTCCAAATGTATTTTTACATAATTTCTATTTTTTTCTTTATCAAATAATCCCATTGTTATATCCTCCCATATTTAATATTATTTTTTTCAAAGAATTCTCTAATAGCCATAAATTGTTCTTTCGTTGCAGTTACTCTAAAATCAATGGTTAATAAATTTTTTCCTTCAACCTTATCACTTTCTTTTGCTTGCTCTATTATGTAACTTTGTGTTTCCTTATCTTGTTCTGCTTTTTGTTTGTTTAATTCTTCTATTTTTTTATTATTTTCATCAATTTTCATTCCCTCTTGTATTGCTAAACTTAAAACTGATGGATTGGTAATATTTCCAAAATAATAACTTTTTACTGCCTTGTTTATTCCCTCATCTGAAATTTGAGAATCTATTATTTTTAAATCATCATGTGTCTTTACTACAATGTGATTTATATCTTCTTGAATCTTTTTGTTAGAATATGTTTTATTCAACCATCTTGGATTAAATATCGTATCTAAACTTACAATCTCTTTCAAATCTCCTATACATGAATTAAATATTACTTCTATTTGTCCTTTTTTCTCTTCTTGCTCTTTTAATTCAAATTCTTTAATTTGTTTGTCAATCGTTACAGATGCATCATCTACTATTGCCATTAACTCTTTACATTTATTTTCAAAATCAACATAAGGTTTTAGTAGTTCGTTTTTTATCCTTTTCTTTTCATCATTTATAGCTGATGAAACTTTATTCAAAGTTGCCCTGTCTTGTCTTGCTAATGTTATTGTTTCTGGTGTATAAACTACATTTTTATATTCTTTTGCTTTTGTTGTTAACCAACTTTTAATATCTTCATAATTAAATTTTACTGGCTCTAAAGCCTGAATTTCTTGCACTTCTAATTGCATTTTTAATCCTCCTTTATAAATTTGGTAATTCTAGCGGTGGTTGAATATCTTTTTCAACATACTTTGTCCAGAATTCCACTTCCGCTTTTTCTAATTCTTTTATGTCTTCCTCAAAATCACTTCTATTAATTTTGTAATGTCTTGTTTCTAGCTTGATATCTCCATCAAAGTCATATTTCAATTGTGCTTTTAGTATTGCAAATGAATATCCTGTAACATTTAAGTAATGTAATACTTGGCAAAAATAATTATCAGGTATTTTTTCCTTCCATTTTTCTTTTTGCATACTTTGTAAAATATTTGTGGTTTTTATTTCTAATATTCCTAATTCTCCAGTTTCCTTATCAACAAGTTGTCCATCTAAACTGGCAAATAAAAATGGATATTTGTTATGTTTTATTGTTACATTTTCCTCGTGTGAAACCTCATATTGTGGAAAATCCAACTTAAATAATTCTCTTAAATATTCCTCTGCTTGTGTTCCATATTTCACATAAGGTTTATCAGAAATATCTTCCACTTGAACTTTTCCTGTTTTTTCTTCCCAAAGTCTAATATTGTTTTTATATGGATTTAATCCAAGGATAACTGCTGCATCAGATCCACCAATTCCTTTTTGTCTTTCTTTTAACCATTCTTCTCTACTTGGCATTAGTTTCCTCCTCATCTTCAAATAGATTGTCTCCTAGTGTATGTGTAATAATGACACCCAAAAGCATTGCATAAACTTCCATACCTGTACTTGGTTTTTTATCCAATTTTTCAATATCTCCAAAAGGATTTACACAAGTTTTTGCTGCTGCATCTTCAAACATCTCTTTTATTTCCTCATATGTATATGTTCTATTTTTTTTTATTTTATTGATTTCAATTTTTTCCATTTTCATTGTCCTTTCTAACTTTTTGTGTTAAAATATTCACAAAAGTATTTTCTTAAATATTTTTATAGAACTATTTATTGCTTTGGTCGGCTATGGTAGTTCTATTTTTTGTTTCATCAATTAGAAGTTCATATCTTGTATTAGTACATAATTCTGCAATTTGTCTTCTTAATACTTCATCTTCATTTTTTTCATTTAATTCGTGAATTTCTTCCAAAACTCCGGCAACACTTGTTTTGACATCGTATATTTCTTGGTCTTTTAGCCTTATAGTTTCTTCTAACTGTGCAATTTTTTCATTTGGATTCATACTATTCCCCTCCTTTCAAAAGTTTTAAATTATTTTTCATAATTCTTAGTGTTGTTTTCATATTGTTGAATCTATATATGATAAATAAACTTTTTACATATTGTTTTATATCCATAAACTTATCCTCCTATTTACTTTCTTCTAATATTGTTTCTGCAACAATTATTAGTAATAGTGCTAAAATAGGTATTAAATATTCTCCACCTTGTGCTATATAGCCCCTTAATTTTGTTGCATAATTTATGGCAATTGGTGTAATAATTAAAGTTCCTATAATGGTAAATAATTCTATAATCCTAACAATAAATTTTTTTCTATTAATTATCTTCATTTGTAATCACTTTCCTTTCTCCAATACATTCTAAAAATTTACTTTTTATAATAATGTAACTCCAATTTCCTTTTCCATCTTTTGGTGGTACTGCATACCCAAATGGGAATCTACCTGTTTTTAATCCTGCTCTAATTGTTTCTGCATTTGTATGTAGTATTTTTCCAACTTCAGAAGGTGTCATTCTTTCTATCGGTTTTATTTCTTTTTCCATGTTTACTCCTTTCTTTTTTGTGTGGTAATGTCGCAATTTTTAATTTTTTCATAACTTTCTCTCCTTTTTGTGAATTTATTCACATTTTATTCTAAAAAAATATAGTTATTTGGATCTAATCCATTCTTTTTACAAAAGTCCACAACTCCATTTATTATTTTAGGACTATGGTCTATTTCTTTTTTATTTAAGACTTGAATAAAATATGAACCATTTACCCCTATTTCTTCTGCAAACCAACTCTTGTTATTTCTAAATTTTTCTTTTATTAGTTCATTTACTGCATCTACATTTAGCCTAACTCTCGCCTCTTTCATTTTATCCCTCCTCTTCTGTGAATTTATTCACAATGTCATTATATATATTCTTTTTTTAAAAGTCAATACTTTTTTGTGATTTTTTTCACATTTTTTTGTTGACTTTTTCTAAGCCTTGTTATATACTAGTTTTGGAGGTAATATTTATGTTTAACAAAGATGAATTTGCAAATATTCTAATAAAAATAAATAAAGAGTATTCTAATATGAGTGAATTTGCTAAACAGACAAATTCAGATAGATCCTATATTTCTAAATATATTCATAAAAAACTTAATAACCCTCCTACTCCCAAAATATTAGCGGGGTTTGCTAATGCATCTAAAGGTTTAATAACTTATGAAGAATTAATGAAGATATGTGGATACACAAATAATATGACTGATTTTTTCTTTAACGATGTTATAAAACAACGAGATAATAAAATTCCAATTGTTTATGAAATAAATTTCGATGAAAAAAAACAGCAATTTGTAGTTACAGCAGATAACAATTATATATCTATTAATTTTGATATTGAAGATAATAAAGAATACTATGCTTATCGTGTAAAAAATGATGATATGCTACCTCTTTTAGGTACAAACGATATTGCTATTATAGAAAAAACATCAAAATTTAGCAATGGTGAAACCTGTTTAATTTCTTTAGATAATACCAAGATTTTAATAAGAAAGATTATAGATCTAAAAGATAGTATTGAATTACAGGCTCCATATCCATATATCAAGCCCATCAAATTAACAAATGATGATATAACAAATAGAAAATTCAAAATTTTAGGTAAAGTAATACGAGCAGAAAACTCTAGTGCCTTTAAATAGTGGAGGTCATTTGTATGAAATTTGGATTTAGAAAACCTAGCATAAAAAAATCTATTAAGGCTAGAACAACTGGAAAAATTAAAAGAAAAATGAAAAAAGCATTTAATCCTTTTTACGGAAAAAAAGGAATGGGATACATAAGAAATCCCAAAAAGGCAATTTACAATAAAATTTATAACAAAACCACTATTGATCCATTAAAACCTGTTAAAAGGATTACAAATCAAAATCTTACTAGTAACAAAAGAGAATTATCAATAATAAAAATTACACTAGCATTTTTCACTTGTGGATTTTCATTATTTTTTACTGGAATACATAAGAATAAGAAATAAAAAAGGACAATGTGTTGTTAGTTTGCGACATTACCACACATTATCCAAAAGCGTAAACACTCCGAAAAGTGAATACTTTCTTATTATATAGAAAAGTACTCTATTTTTCAAGGGGTTTTACAAAAATATTTTGAAAAATGGAGGTTTTTTTTGTGCAATTAAAAAGAAGAAAAAATGGAACTGGAACAGTAGTATTTTTAGGGAAAGGTAGATATCACCCCTATGCTGCAAGAATATTAATTGGAAAGGATTTATATGGTAAACCATTATATTATGATATTGATACTTTTGAGGAGCCTATTGATGCACTTGTATGCTTAGAAAACTATCATAAAAATCCTACTCCACTAAAAATAAAACAAAATAAATATGATAAAATAGTATTTTTCCCAAAAGTTCCTTATCCTCTCGTACCAGTGGATGTAATAAGTTCAACAATACATAGAAAAAATAAAAGGAATTATACATTTAAACAAGTCTTTGAAGAAATGAAAGAAAATCTTTTTCCTACTAAAGAAGAAATGCAGATTGAAAAAGAACAACATATTAAGCCAGGCAATGGAAAATTTGCATTGCATAATTCATTAAATATGACCAATGCATATAACCATAGTGAAATCCTTTATGATAAAATTTACAGAGAATTAAGAACTTCTGACTTTCAATCATTTTTAAAAGGAAAAACACCAGCTACAGCCAAACAATTTATAACATTATTTAAAAATATGGATAAATATGCATATAATGAAGATATTATTGATAAAAAATATACAGATACATTAAAAGCATCTGGCTCTCATATCTCTCAAAATGAAAGGACTCCTTTTTCATATGAGCAGATTGATTATTTATGGAATATTCAACCTGAAACAGAAAAAGAAGAACTTGTAAAAGATATTCTATTACTTGCACTTTACACTGGTTGCCGTGCAGAAGAATTATTTTTTCTTTATACCAAGAACATTCATTTAGGAAAGAATTATTTTGTTGGTGGTATAAAGACTGCTAATGGCATTAATAGAGAAATACCAATTCATCCTGCTATAATACATATTATCGAGAAATACTATAATAAAGATAATGAATTTCTATTTATGAAAGCTAATGGGAAAAGACTCTTTTATGGAGATTACAATACATATTATAGACTACACTTTAAAGATAAGCATGAATTCTTACAAGGAGAAACTGCTCATTGTGGTAGACATACCCTTGAAACAGAATTACAAAGATTAAATGTAAAACCAACAATAATAAACTCTATTATGGGACACAAGAATGGTAATGTAGGTAGTGATACTTATAACCATATTTCAATCGAAGAAAAAATTGAGGCAATTAAACTTGTAACATATAAATCCGGAAAAATTGTGGTTTTAAAAAATATTAAAAAAACCTCTTAAATCCTTATAAAACTTTATAGATAAATAACAAACTAATAACAAATGCTGACTATCAAAGCCGGAAAGCCTTGAAAAATCAGCATTTTTTTATATATTTGTTATTCCTGCTA